CTGAAGGCAATAAAACATTTGAAACGAACTTGAAAAAGAAGTTTGACCTTGTCGAAAGGAAAGCCCAAGAACCCGGATCGGGCGAACAGGAGACAAAAAATGATGACGGCACGACGGATATTGCAACAATGATTAAAAATGCAATAGCCGAAGCCGTAAAGCCGCTACAAACCGAATTGGAAAAGTACAAAGCGGGTGATATTGCAAAAACGAGGCTTCAGGCTTTGAACGAAAAACTTGCTGCGTGCAAAGACGATAATTTCAAGGCACAAACCCTGAAAGATTTTCAGCGCATGCAGTTCGATTCGGACGAAGCATTCACTGAATACTTGACAGAAAAAGAAACCGCAATTTCAATGGCAAATCAAAACATGGCAAATGCTGCATTAGGTGGTCACGGAAAGCCCATTTTCGCACAAAAAACGGAAACCGGTATTTCAAAAGGTGTGGCCGACTATGTGGAAAGCAAAAAAACAGAAAGCAATGAGCTTTCTGGGAAAGAAGTTTAATTTTTAAAACAAAACTAATATGGCACTTACAATTAAAAGACAAAGTGATAATCGTGTCGCAAAATGCGTCCTTCATCGGATTGCCGACATACCAGGCGGTGTAACCGTTTCGGTTGCAGAATTGGGAGGTAATGTTCTATTTGAAGGCACGCCGATTGGAGTTGGGTCGAACGGTCTGTATAATGTAATAAAGACAGGGAAAGTCGTTACTGCATACAACTCTGGAACATCGCTTGAAATAGCAAAAGGATCGCACTTCAAGGTAGGCGATAAGATAGCAGACGAAGGTGCAACAATGCACGCTACAATCACTGCAATTGACAGGACAACCTATACTGATAAGGATGTTGTGACTCTTGCTGCAGGATTTTCTTCATCTCTTGCAGTTGGCGCAAAGATTATTCTTGTAACAGTTACAAATAATGCTGCTGTGCAGCATGGTGCAATAGTTTATGAGGCTGTCGCAGCTATAGATGCAACTACATTCAAGGTGTATAAGGGTCACACTCTTGCTGTTGGTGACTTCGTTGCCGGTACAGGAGCAGATCCTATGACAGGAAAGCTGATCATAAACATAAACCGTGGAAATGACGGTTATGACATTATCACGATAGGGACAGATAACGGTAAAGCTCTTGCTGAAGATGAGGATCTTAAAGTTGTAACAACTTTAAACGGAACAACAGTGAAGACATTTCCAGTTCCTGACACTATCACAAAACAAAATGCTCCAATAGCTATAGTAGGAAGTAATGAGGATGTGATTGCTAATGAAAATCTGTTTGTATCGGCATGGCTTATTGCTATTATTAAAGAGGCAAATGCGCCAGTGGTAACTGATGAAATCAAAACCGCACTGAAAGGTGTAATTTATGTTTAATCCCTTAAAAATCAAGAATTATGCAGAAATCATTAATGATAGGGTTGAATGAAAAAGACATGGAGGCCGTAGTACGTACGTACGATCTGAAAGACTTCTATTATCCGACCCTTTTCCCACTTAAAGAAACAAATTTTCTGACATGGAAAATGTTAGAAGCTCAGGCAGGCTTAAAGATAGCCGCCGACTTGGTTTCAAGGGGTGCTACAATTCCGAGAAAAACCCGTGAAGCTATCAATCGCATACAGGGAGATATTCCGAAAATTTCAATCTCAAGAGAGAAATTAGAGGACGAATTGACCGAATACGATATCATGGTAGCAATGGCAGGCAACAACCCTGACCTGAAAGCATTGGTCGAATTTTGGGCTGAAGATACAAAATATTGTTGGGACGGCGTGGCAGCACGTGCCGAATGGATTGCACTGAAGCAAATTTCTCTTGGTAAAGTGAAGTTTACCAACAGCAATAATGCTGCTATCGTTACGGAATATGACGTTGATTATCAAATTCCAAGTAATCAGAAAATTGGCGTAGACACTTCCTATGCTTCCGGAACAGCAGGAAAACCTTTTACGAAGGACTTCAAAGCAGCCTTGCAGATCGGCAAATCCATCGGTGCAAATTACAAGTTTGCTTTTATGAGCCTTGATACGTTCACCACGTTTGCAAATCAAGAAGAAGTGTACAAACGTTGCGCTTCTTTCGTGCAAAACATGGCAAACACGCAAGATGCTCCTAATTTGGAAACTGTAAACGCATATTTGAGCAAGCAAAGCCAGATTTTCAGAGGGCTACAAATTGTTGTTATCGACCAGGATATTACTCTTGAACTTGCAGATGGAAGTCGCATAACTGAAAATCCTTTCGAGGAAAATGTAATTCTTTTCAGTGAAAGCAAGGTTCTTGGGAACACGTACTGGAAAAGACCGATTGATTTGAAGCTCGAAGGAAGTGCAGCTATTAAAGCTCTTAACGGTCATACTTTGATTAAAAAGTACTCGGAAGAAAGCCCCGTAAAAGAGGTAACCGAAGGAATTGCAAATCTATTCCCGGCTTGGAATTTGGCAGGTCGTTCTGTTCTTATGCAGATAGACGCTGCCTCATGGAATAAGAACTAAAATAATGTCGGTGAATACAGAAATGTAAACACCGGCATTTAAAAAGCGTGTGCGATGACAAACAAGGAATATTTGACTAAAACATTGAGCGGGTTCGGACTTTCGGATGATGACATTGACATTATCCTTTTGAAAAGTTCGCTTGACGGAGCCTCCGATCTGGATATAAATGCATGTGATCTGGCTGTTTACAACAGATTTTCTATTATCCTCAAAGGGATGATGCAGAATGTATCAGAAGGAGGTTATTCCGTAAGCTGGAATATGGAAGCAATTAAGCTTTATTATTCTGCCTTGTGCAATGAATTGGGCAAAGAAAACGTGCTTGTCGGGCGTCCGAAGGTTTACAATCGTTCAAGTTATTGGTAAATGAAAGTAGAACAATATCCAC